GCTATGAGTTTTGAGACAGCAGCCCAAGAGATTGTTTTTGACGCACTGAGCGGCCAGATTACAGCGGGCGTCTATGACGACGTGCCTTATCTGCCGGAGGGTATGCCCCGCCAAAACTTTCCTTATGTCGTGATCGGTGACGACACGACAACGGCGTGGGACACAGACGACACCCTCGGCAAAGAGATAACAATCACCGTCCATATTTGGAGCAGGACCAGCGGTTTCAAACAGACTAAATCCATCATGGGTGAGGTCTACGATATTCTTAATCGCGGCGCTCTATCCAAGACAGGCTATAATGTGGTAGATTGCCTGTGCGAGTTTTCGCAGGCTATGCGTGACCCAGATGGGGAAACCCGACACGGTGTCATGCGGTTCCGGCTAACGATCCAAAAGGAGACATAACATGGCTGGCTTTAACGGTCGATCACTGACCATTGATTGGGACTCGACCACGCTGGTCGGTGTTCGCACCCGTGGCATGACCAACACCAATGAAATGGTGGACGTTACCACTGACGACGACAGCGGATGGCGCACCTTGCTTGCCACACCCGGTGTCAAAGCGGTGGAAGTCACTGTTGGCGGCATTTCATCAGATGAGGTCCTGCTTGCTGAGTTTTACAACGCAAGCACCACTGGCGAGACGTTGCAGATTGACTTGCCTTCTTCGCTGGCCTCGCCCGGCAACGTCAGCGGCACATTCCATCTGTCGTCGTTTGAACTGACCGGCGAGCATGATGGTGCCGTCGAGTTTTCGGCCACGTTCCAATCGAGCGGCACGGCCACTTACACCGCATCCTCGTCGTAAGGTGATCCATGCGAAAGCTAAAGGCGTCACTCGGAGGCCATGAACTTGAACTTGCTGCCACGTTTGGCGCAGCGTCTGATCTGTCTGAGCAGGTAGGAGATCCACTTGCCATTGCCCGCGAGGCGCAGATTGAGGCCATGCTGTCTGGCGTGGGGCAGGTATATCATCCCAAGTGGCAATTCACGGTCAAGAACGTGCCGACGATCTTGCATATCGGCATCAAAGCGGCTGGCCGCGATATGACGCTGGAAAAGGTGCAGGAGATGGTCGTTGAAAATGGGTTCCTTGAAGCCAAGACCATTGCTCTGGACTATATCGCCATGATCGTCACACCCAAGTCGCAGGAGGTAGATGGCGAAGACAGTGGTGCATCGTCGGGGGAGTGACATGGGCCGCTTTCGAGCGCAATGCGTATCAAGCGGCCCGGTCATGGGGCATACAGCCAAGTGAGTTTTGGGCTTTGCCCGTTTGTGATTGGTGGGTCGAACTGGATGGCAAGATTGCTGAAAGCAAAAGGATCGAAGATTTAACGAAGGGCGGTTCCGCGCGGAACGGCTTTTCGCAGGCTGAATGGGCCGATGCAAGGGCCAGACATAAGGCAAAGATGAATGACGGAACTCGCAGCCCTTAACGTAAAAATCAACGGCGACAGCGCCGACCTTCAGTCTGATATTGCAAAGGCCAAGAAGCAGCTTGCCAGCTTTGATGCGCAAGCAAACAAGGCCAACAAAGGCACAAAGGGGTTTAGTGGCAGCTTGGCGAAGCTAGGCAATGTCTCCGGCTCAACCCGTGCCAAAATTCAAAACACGTCTTTCCAGCTTCAGGATATCGCGGTCCAGTTATCAATGGGCACGCGGGCTAGTACTGTGTTCGCGCAGCAGTTGCCGCAGCTTGCCAGCGGTTTCGGCGCAATAGGTGCTGTCGTTGGTGTGTTGGCTGCTGTTGGCATCCCGGCGCTAGCCTTTGCTTTTGCTGGGGCCAAAGATGAGGTTGTTGATGCTGATGAGGCGATGGACCTGTTTCTTGGTTCTTTAAACAGTGTAACTGAAGCATTTGGATTGGCGAAAACGCCACTTTCTGATCTGAGAGAAGAGTTTGGCAAATATTCAGAGCAAGTAAGGCAGGCTTCAATTCTAAACGCACAAGCGTCTCTTTCTTTCGGGCTTGAAGGATTGGCAGGCGCTGTCGCTGTTATTGAAAAGCCTCTTGATAATGTGCGGGAAAAACTAAGGCGTTATAATGAAACAGTTATAGCACTTAATCAAACGCAAGCAGCACTTGGGGAACGAACAATATCAAACGAACAGGCGTTTGCTGATGCTGAGGCCACAGTAGATGATGCAGCGGTCGCACTTCGTGAAGCCGCAGCAGTGCTGGGTATGTCAGCCGATGAAGCGACCAGACTAGATATTGCACTACAACAATTGTCTGATGCCGAGGGCATGGAAGAGGTCGCCGATGCATCAGCAAAGGCGCTTGATTTAATTAAAAAAATGTTTCCTCCAACCGAAAAAATCCCTCCTGAAATGGCGAATATTGTTTCGGAACTTGAGCGGGTTTTGCGTGCAGCGGCTGCTGGCGTTACTGCACTTGAAAGCATGGGGGATGCAGCGGCAGATGCAGCGTCTAAAACAGCCGCTGCGGCTGCGGAATTTTCTGCCGCGCGTGAGTTTGCATCACGTTTCGCTGGTGAAGAAATGGTTATGGGGCAAGCTGTTGTTCAGGTTGGACGGGGCGAGCCTCCTCCTGAAGTTACGACGCCATCCGGTGGTGGACGTGCCGATCCGTTGATTGCCCAGCTTGGTAATGTTCAAAATGCCCTAATGACGCAAGAGGAAAAGCAGATTGAGTCATTCCAGCGGCAGCAAGAAACATTGCAGCAAGCGCTGGAGCAGCGGCTTTTGACCCAGCAAGAATACAATGCGCTGATGGAGCAGGCGCAGTCGCAACACGCTGACAAAATGACCGCCATTGATGCGTATCGCTACGGCACTGACCTTCAAAAAGCAGATCAGTTCTTGGGCGATATGGCGAGTGCGTTTCAAAGCGGCAACGAAGACATGCTGCGCATTTCCAAAGCCTTTGGGGCAGCGCAAGCGCTGGTCAGTGCCTTCACGGGGGCTGCTGAAGCGCTCAAACTGCCATTCCCAGAAAACTTGGCGGCGTTTGCAAAAGTCTTGGCAACCGGGCTGGGCGCGGTGCAATCAATCAAGGGCGTCACGCCCGGCGGTGGTGGCGCATCAGCAGCCGGGGCAGTTGCATCAGCCGCCGCAGCGCCTTCCGCAGCCCCGCTTGATGTGCGCCTTAGCGGGATGAGCGCAGACGAATTTATCAGCGGGGCCAGCATCCAAAGCCTGTTCGATCGGTTGCAGGATGAAGCTGGCGACCGTGGCCTAAGAGTGAGTTTTGCCTGATGAGCGTGCTAATTGGACCAAACAAAGCAGCGGCTCTTGCGACAGCCGAAACCAGCAACAACCCGATTGTGCTCTGGGAAAGCCTGTCTGGCACGCTCACCACGACCATCGGCACCGAGGTAGAGAGTGCTTCATTGTCTGCAACTGGCACGACTTACGACCCTTGGATCGCCACGCCGACCGGTGGTGGCATTACCGCACTGCAAATTGTTTTCGCCTCTGCGCAGTCGCTGAATGCGGTCGCCATTGCGGCCCACAACATCGGCACAATCGGCGCAACAGTGCGGGTGCAGTACAGCACCAACAGCGGTTCAACTTGGATAGAAACCGAAGCGGGCAACATCAGCCCCTCAGACGATCAGGCGATCCTATTTTACTTCGATGAAGTCAGCGCGGATTACTGGCGCATCCGTGTGACCAATGCTGGATCAAATGATGTAGAAATCGGCGTTGCATATTGGGGAACCGTGATGACCATTCCCCGGCGTTTTTATCAAGGCTACACGCCGCCAATCACGCCGACGAATGTCATGCTGCAATCCAACGTCAGCCAAGGCGGGAACCTGCTGGGGGCGGCTGTTACACGCAAGGGGTCGAGCGCCAGCGCAGCGGTGCAAAACGTCGATCCGACCTTCATTCGGGGCGCTGACTTCAAAGGGTTTATGAACCATTTCAACGATGGCAACGGCTCGTTCTGGGCATGGCGTCCGACAAAATACGGCGATCTGTTTTATTGCTGGCGGGATGGCAACACGATTGCACCGACGAACAGCGGGCCGCGAGACTTAATGTCGTTTGAGATGAACATGAGGTTCTATGATGAACCGTGAACTGCTGCAAATCGTTGAACTGGATGTTAACCGCTGCGGCCTAGCCTACGGCAGCAACCCTTGCATTGCCGCGCTGGGCACGACCGGCGTGCGCAAATGTTACAACACTTATGCAACCTGTCAAAACACTGTAAACTTTGGCGCACCTTCTGAGCCGAGCGGCGGGCCGGATCGGACTTTTGAGCAGCTAGACACATTCCCCAACACCGGCTTTGTGCGCGACGCTGATCTGTTCTTCGCAGCCAGCCTGTCGTTTCCAACTGCTGACCCAGATGGCTGCATCTGGGAACTAGGCGGCAGTGGAACAGGTGCCTACTGCGGGTTCACGTCTGGAAACCTTGTTTGGCGGGTGGGTGATGGCGCTTCCGGCACGCCTTCAAATTGTGCCAAGCTGGAGCTCAACCCTTCTGACCTTCTGGGCAAGACTGGCACGCTCTATGGGCAGGCCGATGTTTCGGCCAACACGGTTCAACTCTGGTTCTGGGAGAGAGGCACAGGCACCGTGACCCTATTGGGGACCGATACAGCCGTAGGCAGTTATACCAACTGGGCTGGGACAAACGTGGGCGCTGTGGGGCGTGTGAATGGCACATTCCCGACAGATGAGAGCGGCGCAGACT